TAATAGAAATGGCCGAGAACGGTATACTCGATTATCAGGGGATGAACCAAGCCATCTACCGCGGGGCGACCTCGAATATCATCGTCGACACGCAGAGTATGAGCATAGAAATAGGAGCCGGGAACTCGAGTCATACGTCTAATTTACATATCGAATGCGACCACGACGCGAACGTCGCTTCGATTCAGCTTAATTCCAACGTCGTCACGGAGTTTAGTCGGTCGAAAAAGCTTATTAAGTATCCGAGGGTGGCTATGACTGCTAATACAACCGGTGGATACCTTGCAGAAGCTAGTTCAGAAGAAACGAGTTCGAGTCGTTATGCCTGGAGTGCTTTTAATAATACGTTTGCAGAGTCTAATGGGTGGCGCCACGAGACTAGTGGGGGTAATAGGTATAACACGTCGGGATCGGATGGTAATTATATTGGAACTTTCGTCAATTTTTCAACTGGATCGGCTCAAACATTTACAGCAGCTGATCAGGGTGAATGGATTAAAATTAGACTTCCAGCGAATGAAAAAATGCAATTAAAGGGGTTTACATTACAACCCAGATTTTCTAATTCAACGGGTGGTAACTCGGTAAGCTATGGTAGGTCTGAATTTATAAAAAATGGAACTATATGGGGTTCTAACGATGGATCATCGTGGGATAGGGTATATACTATTAAAGGTGCCGAGGTAAGAGAAGAAAAATATACCTTATCATTTAATGATGTTAATTCTATAACCGCTTATAGGTATTTTGTTTTAGTAATTACAAATAACCGCGGTGGACCTAACGCTGGACATACATCATTAAGTGAGTGGCAACTTTTCGGTGTTCCGGAATATGACCCCGATGCTCATGGAACTAATATGACTATAAAGTCGGTGGCCAACGTTCCCAACACGGATTGGTTGGAGGTGTATTATGATGCGAAAAATTATACGAATGGGTCGGTTCAAGATGAGACGGCTAACAACAGGAACGCAACTCTAGATGGCGTCGTGCATGATTCAGTATCAAAATCATTCACGTTTGACGGTGGTAACGATAAAATACACATGGGTCCATTCTCGAACTTTACACCCACATCTAGTTATACCGCATCGGTATGGTTTAAAGTTCCAGAAGTTAGTTCGGGTGAGGATATTTTATTTCACTTTGGACACGGTAGTGGTGGTGAATCTTTTGGTATGAACGTGGACAATGGGAAATTGGGTGTGTTTATATGGGATGGTACTACTGTAAAAACACGAGCTGACATTTTTACTGCTAATGAATGGGTACACACTACATGTATAGCAAATAGTGATGGAACAGTAGAAATATATTTTAATGGAAGATTAGTATCGTTTGGTGGTACAGGTCAAGCGTTAACTATTCCTACGAATCCATATTTAAGTCTAGGTATTCATTTTAGCGGGGAACAAACAAGTTTTCAAACAGGTGGCTTTTTTAAAGGTTCCATCGCGAACTTCCGTCTTTTCAATCGACCCCTAAACCCTGGTGAGATATATCAATTATATGTATACCAAAAAGAAGAATTTGGGCACGGGGATCTCTCCATGACACTCAAATCTGGGCGATTAGGAATAGGTACATATGAACCACAAACTGAATTAGATGTGAGAGGTGAAGTAAAATCGGAAATACAAACCGTAATTCAATCTGAATCTTTGGACGACAACAGTACAGGGTCTACTCCACAAGGCCGCGGACGTTCACGACGGGATATTCAAGGTTCGATGTTCGTCAGTAAGTATTTTAAGGCATCAGCTGGAGCATGGAAAGCTGGTTGGCCAGTTCCTAATGGTGCAAATTCAAATTCACAGGAATCATCCGCGAGGGGAGAAAAAACTAGGGAACAGTTGGTACTAACATTTGAAGGTGATGAAGGTGCATTTTTAGCTATGGGTGGAGAAGGAATGACGTTTTCAAACCCTGGAGATCACGGTGCTCTATCATATTTTGATGAAGATACTGCAGGTAGTAGTTGGAATGGTAGTTGGACTTCATCTACTGGTCGACCCAGTGCTGGGTGGCACATCACAGCGGGTGGGTCGCTCCAGAGCGGATCAGATATACGGTTAAAAGAAAACATAGAAGAATATAACCCAGAAAATATATTGGATAAAATAAAAAATGTCGAATTGATCACATTTACTATGAAACCACCTAGGCAAGAAATTGCATATAAAAGGAAATATACCGAAAGACAGGCCGGTGTTTCGGCTCAAAATATACAAACGTTGTTCCCAGAATATATAGATGATCAAGGTGATTTCTTAAAAATGAATTATACACGTTGGCCAATAGCAAATACGGCAGCTATAAAAGAATTAATCAAAATCATCGAAAATCAACAAAATACAATTAACAATCTATTAGAACGAGTATCAACTCTTGAGAATCAATAAATACATTTCCTCCAAAGTGGAACCCACTTTGTAAGAACCCAAGTTCCAAGTGCGAAGCACTTGTCCCGTATCAAACAAAGTCCTTCGGACTTTTTCGTTTAAAAAAACCTCCCTCAATAGTAGATATGTCTACCAACGGGCAATTGGTCTTCACGGATGTAGACAAAATTACGTTTAAGGGGGTCGGTAATACCTCTAACGCCGTGGTCGATACACTAACAGGAAAGATCGGGGTTGGAACAGATTCCCCAGAAGCGAATCTTCATGTATTAGGTAATTCATACGTGAGCACAAACCTCGAACTCGGTGGAACGCTCATCATGGGAACGGTCAACGTGGAAGCGCAGCATTCTCTCGAGGCTGTGACGGCCACAGGGAATATAACACCTTTAACCCTAGAGTTTACGAATCCTACGACTTCTTTAGTCGCAAGCGGGAATGTGGAGGTGGGTGGGAATGTTGTTGCTGGGTATTTGTACGGGGATGGGAGTAATATTTCTGGTATTTCTTCTAATTTAGACCAGATCGTGAATATTGGAAACGTCACTTCTAACACGGTCCAATTTACGAATCCTACAACTTCTTTGGTGGCCAGTGGGAATGTGGAGGTGGGTGGGGACGTTGTATTGAGTGGGAACATCTACAACAACGCTAATCTCTCTGTCCAGTATACCACGATCACCCCGACCCTGTGGACCCAGGTGGGTCAGGATATAGACGGCGAGGCTGCAGGCGACGAGTCCGGGAACTCGGTATCGATGTCATCAGACGGCACGCGGGTGGCGATAGGCGCTTGGGGTAACGACCCTAGCACCGGCAGCAACGCCGGCCACGTGCGGGTCTATGATTGGAACAGTGGAACTTCTCTGTGGACCCAGGTGGGGTCAGACATCGACGGCGAGGCTGCGGGAGACTGGTCCGGGTGGTCGGTATCTATGTCCTCTGACGGCACGCGCGTGGCCATCGGCGCTAAGTACAACGACGGCACCGGCAGTGCTGCCGGCCACGTGCGGGTGTACGCTGAGAGCAGCGGGACGTGGACCCAGGTGGGTAATGATATCGACGGCGAGGCTGCAAGCGACGAGTCCGGGTTCTCAGTATCTATGTCCTCGGATGGAACGCGCGTGGCGATCGGCGCTTCTTTAAACGACGGCACCTCGGCCGCCGACACTCGCATCGGGCACGTGCGGGTGTTCGCCGAGAGCAGTGGGTTATGGTCCCAGGTGGGTAATGATATCGACGGTGAGGCTGCGGACGACAGGTCCGGGTACTCGGTATCTATGTCCTCTGACGGTACGCGCGTGGCGATCGGTGCAGCTAGGAACGGCAGCACCGGCTCTGACGCCGGCCACGTGCGGGTGTACGCTGAGAGCAGCGGGACGTGGACCCAGGTGGGTAATGATATCGACGGCGAGGCTGCGGGAGACTGGTCCGGGTGGTCGGTATCTATGTCCTCGGATGGGACGCGCGTGGCGATCGGCGCTCCATATAACAACGGCAACGGCTCTGACGCCGGCCACGTGCGGGTGTATGAATGGGACAATGTATCTTGGAGCAAGGTGGGCTCAGACATCTACGGCGAGGCCGCGGACGACAGGTCCGGGTGGTCGGTATCTATGTCCTCGGATGGGACGCGCGTGGCGATCGGCGCTCCATATAACCACGGCAACGGCTCTGACGCCGGCTACGTGCGGGTGTACGCTGAGAGCAGCGGGACGTGGACCCAGCTGGGGTCAGACATCTACGGCGAGGCTGCGGACGACAGGTCCGGGTGGTCGGTATCTATGTCCTCGGATGGGACGCGCGTGGCGATCGGCGCTCCATATAACCACGGCAACGGCTCTGACGCCGGCCACGTGCGGGTTTTCGATTGGCAGGTCAAATCCAAAAAAATCCTCAAGGATGACATCGTGGAAGTGGGTGGTGAATTGACCGTCAGTGGCAACGTGGGAATCGGGACACCATCACCCCTCGAGACCTTAGACACACACGGAACTATGCGTAGCAGTGCGCCGTACCCGAGACTTGATTTTTATACCACCACAAATCGAAGTACGAACGCGTGGGGGAACTCCACTGACAATGCCGGAGATTACAGAATCTACTCGAACGGTGACGCGTCTGATGGAACCAAGCGTTCCTTAAATTTTGATTACGGACAAAATAGTACACATACCACGCGTATGGCTATAAACGCTAGTGGGTTTGTGGGAATCCGCACGACCTCGCCCAGTTTCCCATTATCCGTATCAGATGCATCCGTAAAACAGTGGAACGCATTTAATAACAATACATCTGCAGGTGATTACACATTTACACAATCCGGAATATACTTGGTTGGGTTTATGTATGGCGACGCGACCGATGGTAATACCTGCGAATATTATACGATCACGGCGGCAACGAGTCATGGTGGCAGCTGTGGTGTGACCCAACACAAGGATAGCAGTTATTTAAATTATGACGTGCAAGATCATAATATCGTACGTTTCTGGAGCGGTTCCCCGTCCAACGCTCTCCCCCCTAGTTTTAATTCGTCCAATTTTCATCTGCGCATTTATTTTGCGGGATACTTCTAAAAAAAATATACTCATAAGTTTATATGAATGAAATACCACTAGAGGATAGACAAGAAGTCGCACTGGGAGGTGCTTGGTTTAGAATTAGACTTGAAAGGAATGAAAAAATGACAGCAACAGATTGGACACAGATTCCAGACAACTCGTTAACGCCCGAAAAGAGAAACGAATGGTTGTTATATCGCCAAGCCCTTAGAGATATACCTAATACACAAACAATAACTGTAGACGACAAATGTCAAACCACCAAGATTGAGTGGCCGACCCCTCCCCAATAAACATTTCCTCCAAAGTGCCTCCCACTTTGCAAGAAAGACATCCCGTATCAAACAGACGAAACCCTTCGGGTTTCCCCCAGTTTAAAAAAACCTCCCTAAATAATAGATATGTCCACCAGCGGTCATCTTAAGTTTCAGGGGACGAATAGAGCAACATTCGTCGGGACGACTTCGAATATCATGTTCGACACGACCTCTACGAGTCTAGGGATAGGTGTCACGGGAACAGACCACCCGAGTTCAAATTTATATATAACTGGAAACGCATACGTCTCTAGTAATATCGCCGTCGGTGGTGTATTAACCATGGGTACCGTAAACGTGGTCGCACGCCACGATCTCGAGGCTGTATCGGCTACAGGGAATATAACGCCTTTAACCATAGAGTTTACGAATCCTACAACTTCTTTAGTCGCCAGTGGGAATGTGGAGGTGACCGGGAATGTTACCGCGGGTTCGTTCTTAGGAGATGGTTCAGAGCTTACAGCACTCAACGCGGCTAACATAGCATCCGGAACACTCCCAGTGTCCCGTGGTGGTACTGGTACGACTTCGTCTACAGGGACTGGTGCGCTCGTTCTCCAAAACGCACCCGCGTTCACCGGGGACGCGACGTTTGATACCAATACACTCAAAATTGATGCTGCCAATAATAGGGTCGGTATAGGGACATCTAGTCCGAGTAGGAGTCTTCACATTACTCACACTGCCGATGATAATGATTTATTATGGTTGGAACCAAAAACTACGTCAGGTGACGATGTAATTAGTGGCGGAATTCAATTCAGACACGGAACGGCTCATCAGACTGGCTACAGAGGTATAACATGGCACAGTACAAACCAGAATTTCTTAATGGGAGGTGTTACCATGGCGGTAGGATCCAATTACAATAATTGTCGAATAGCTTTTCACGCAGCGAGGAGTAGAATCAATGGAGGTGATGTGAGAGCGTATATAGATTCGTATGGTACCGGTGGCGATCTTAATTTCACCGGACAACACAGAACCTTCATCGATGGGGTGCCTACTTCAGGATCAGGTGATTTCGTTGGTCTTATCGTGTCCGCCAATAATAACAAATACATCAAAATGTCCGGTGGTATCGAGGCTGGTTCAAATGCTATTATGATAAATGAATCACTTCCTATAGTATCCTTATCAAATGTCGTCCACGACAAGGCGTGTTTCGGTGTGATCTCTGATGCTGAAGACCCTGAAACTAGGGAAGATTCATTTGGAAATTTTACAACTGTGTCGATTAAAGAAAAGGGTGATACCCGCGTCTACATTAACTCTGTCGGCGAAGGTGCTATTTGGGTCTCGAATATAGGTGGATCCCTCGAATCGGGAGATTACATAACAACTTCGACCGTTAAGGGCTACGGTCAAAAGCAGGATGACGACATACTCCACAACTACACGGTTGCCAAAATCACGATGGATTGTGATTTTGACCCAGTGACCCAACCCGTCCAAGTGATTAAGAAGGATGAAGACGGAGAAAATGTTCTAGACGAACACGGCCAAATCCAATGGGAAGACCATCCAACAGAAACAGAAAAATCCTACAAAATCAGGTACCTCGATGCTTCGGGTGTGGAGACGGACGAAGCGAACGCCGTTCACAAGGCAGCTTTCGTCGGGTGCACGTATCATTGCGGCTAAAAAAAACCTCCCCCAATAATAGATATGTCCACGGACGGAATACTTGAGTATCAGGGCACGAAACGGGTCCTTTTCCGTGGCGACACGTCGAATATCGTATTCGATACGCGAACGACCAGTCTAGGAATCGGGGTTACCGGGTCAAATGATCCCAGCTCAAATTTATATATAACTGGAAACGCCTACGTTTCATCGAACCTCGCGATCGGGGGTGTCATGACCATGGGTGTCGTCAACGTGGCGGCCCGTCATAACTTACAAGCCGTGACGGATATGGGGAACGTGACCACGCATACCATAGAGTTTACGAATCCTACGACGAGTATTGTCGCTTCAGGGAATGTGGAGGTTTTGAAAGATCTGACCGTGAGTGGGAATGTGGAGGTGAATGATGTACTACTAGTGAGTAAAACCTGGACAAAGGAAATACCATATCAAGTCGCTAACGGTTCAACTGATTATATTTATATAGGCTGTTTCCGTTTTGATAGCGCTGTAGAAGTTGAAATTACCGATAGCGGATCTTCACTCGGTGCATCCAGTAAATTTACAGTGACTAAACACTATGGTCATACCCCATTCGTTTCTGGTCATCGCGGATCGAGATATGTGGTACACAAATTCTATTGGGCACCGGGAAATGATATAAACATAGATTATCATTTATGGCACCTACCTTCTATAAGTACGTCCACATCTGGCCAATATAGAATTAGATATAAGACTGCTATGGTTTTAGATCAGGTAGAAAATGTATCCGGTCGCGTAGAATGTAATTATGGTTTATTTCACGAAGAAAATGGTTTCGGTACGTATGTATCTATACCTATCAGTTTAAGCTTTGATGGTTCATCCTGGATTACAGTTACCAATGATAATTCTCATCTCTCGACAGGGACGTGGGTTCTTCAGGTCTATATTCATTCGGCGAGCGGTGCTGGAAGTGGTCAGCTTTATTCTGAAACGTATAGTGGTGTATTTACGTGGTTTACGGGTGGAACAAACTCAAACCTAGTTAATAATATACCTTTACATAATGCGGGACATGCACCCAACTCTGAAGTTATAAGTATACGAACCGCTCGACAGAGTGCAAGTGCTGGTACTAACCTTTTGTTACAAATTAAAAGTAATATGAGTTGGGGTGGAACGGTTCGTTCAACAACATTTCATTTCCGTCGCCTTATTTAAAAAAAATTTCCTCCAAAGTGGACCGAGTCCCACTTTGTAAGAAAAAACCTCCCTTCATAATAGATGTCTGCCTCGACTCCTAATGCGTTTCTGAATATAGACGACGCACACCTTCGTGTGACCTCAGGAAACGTATATGCTCAGGGCTTAAATATATCCGGTGTATCCTTTTCTGGTGTCTCTGGACTTCAGACGGTCACGAATACTGGTAACGTCACCACAAATACGCTCGAATTTAAAAATGGAGCAAAGGCATTCGTCGCAACATCTAATGTTGAAGTCAAAGGATCCTTAGACGTCGCGAACGTTGCGACTATTTATAACGGCTCGAATGCCGATTATGATCAAAAACAAAAATTTACTTCGACCGTATCTTCTTCCGGGAACTATTTTGCGAATACACTCGCCATGAGTACTAACGGACTCTATGCGATCGTAGGTGCGCATGGTGAAAATAAAACGTACACGTTCACACGTTCAGGAAGTACGTGGACACAAGAACATACCTTTTCTTCGACTGCTGGGTACGCGGTCGATATTTCCAGTCATGGAACGTATGCGGTAGTAGGCGCGAATGGGTCTGCGTCTGTTTTTTATAGGTCTTCCGGGTCCACGTGGGATTCTGGAACGACACTAACAGCCGCGGGTATATCTGTGACTACGGGGTACGGTGCATCCGTATCTATATCTGATGATGGATCCTATGCGATCGTAGGTGCGACAGGGCAAAGCGCCGCGTGGATATTTAGGCGAACTGGAACAACCACATGGGATGCGGGTGTGAAAATAGCACTCACAGGGTTCAGTTTAGGGTTTTCTGTCGCTATTTCTGGAGATGGTCTTTACGCTTTATTGGGCGCACACGCGCAGCATACCGCGTACGTGTTCAAACGTACCGGTGCGTATCTTTGGAGTCAACAAGCGAAAATAACAGAAAGTGATTCGTTCGGCTACTCTGTCGCTCTTTCTACCGATGGTTCACGCGCACTCATAGGTGCGACGGGAGGAAACGGTAAAGCCTATTCGTACGAACGTGCCGGATCGGGATGGTCGCAAAATGCTATCATAACCGCATCTGACGCCGCATCCGGAGATGCCTTTGGAAGTGCGGTTTCCTTAAGTTCCGATGGGTCCTACGGAATCGTGGGCGCACCTGGAAGTGAAAAGGCGTATACCTTTAAAAATGCGGGATCTGTATGGACTGAACTCGGTATAGAAACGGCGAGTGATACTGCGTCTGGACATGTATTTGGTCGATCTGTTTCTATTTCGGGTGATGGAATATACGCACTCATAGGCGCTTCGGGAAATGAAGCGGCTTATTCGTATGAACGAAAAGAAACCCTCGTTCTTGATGTTCGGGGTGAAGCGAATGTTAGGACTCTCAACGTATCTGATGATCTCATCGTGACCAATAATATTCTCGTATCGAATAATTTAACGGTTGCAGGGAACCTAAACGTCACCACGATTCGATCGGACTCCAACGTGGTCGCCGAATACACGGGTCCCCACGATCGACCCCTGCGGAAGTACCCGGAGGTGGCTTTGACGGCGAATGATAATTCATCTACTTCGGGATATGTAGCGAGTGGTTCTACTAGACTCAATGCGTCGTATGAATATTATGAAGCTTTTGATTTAAAAACAAATCTTACAGACGATAACACGGCGAATACGGGTTTATACGGTACATGGTTATCAAGTGATTCTAGATTTGATAGTAACGGAGACGCGGATTTAACAACTTCAAATACTTTTCCAGGAACTTCTTATAGAGGTGAATATTGTGCGCTTAAAATACCAAACGCTATAAAACTCGACAATTTCCATATATTTCCACGGGGGGATGCATCATCGTACGCGAATTCCAATCCACCAAAAGATTTACGGGTTTTTGGTTCAAACGATGGGACAACATGGACACATATAAAACAATTTCAAAATTTAAGTTTTACGGGAAGAACTGGATTACGTTTACATGTCAATGATTCTAATACGTATAACGAATATGCATTTTTTGTTGAAAAAATAACAGTTTCATCGGGAGGTGCCACATATTGTGCTATAAGTGGGATCGAACTCTACGGCCACGAAGAAGGTAGTGGTTCCCTAGACACCACCCTAAAGACCGTGTACAACGTGCCGGCGACCACGGGGACCCAGTTGGAGGTCTACTATGATGCGAAGGGTGAAAGTACAGTGCAGAGTCCTATTCCAGACCTTTCCCCAAATACGAATACCGGAGCCGTATCGGGACATTCACCCACATTGGATTCGACGGATGGTATTGATTCTTTCAAGTTCAATGGGTCTTCGCAATATGTAACTGGAGCACATGGGTTAACAACCGGATCCGATCCAGTTCATACGATTTCTTTATGGTTTAAAAGAACTGTAAAAGTAGGTCAATTTGAATATCTCGTCCAATTGGGGCAGGGAGGTACAAATTTTCAACAGTCAGGTATTTTTATCCAAGATGACGAAATTGCACACGGACACTGGGGTAGTGGAGTCGGGTCTTACCCGATCGTCGATAATATATGGTACCACGTCGCTACGACGTTTACCGGCGGAAACGCATCCACTTTATCAAACCATAAAATATATATCAACGGTGTAGAAATAGGAATAAACCCAAGGGGATCGGATGGTCCATTCGTTTTAACCGGAACGGGACTGACTTTAGGTAGAAATGAAAATGCACTTGGTTCACCAGGTAACTATTTCAACGGTTCCATCGCGAACTTCCGTCTTTACTCCAAGGCCCTCAATGCTGGGCAGGTCCAAGAGCTGTACGATTACCAAAAGGATTACTTTTTGGGGTCCAAGTCCCAAGTGACCCTGTACAAGGGACACTTGGGCGTGGGGGTCACCGAACCCTCGGGCCAATTGGAACTCGCGGGAGATGAGCGGATTCAAGAGTATCCTCCTAGGGATTTAGGTGGTTTCGAAACTCTCGTTGAGGGTCAAGGTACATATAAGGTTTCAAGTTCCAGTGATGTTACAAACCCTGACCTGGGAGACGGGACGACATCGGGAACGACAACGGATCATCCAGCTATAGCATTTACGGCTAATGGTACATTTTTTAGAGGTGTAGTCAACAAATACGATGTCACTTCCGTACCAGCCCCATACACTGGTACACATTTCACAAACGGTGTAGGTGGTGACTTTATACAAATTGAATTACCACATAAAATTTACTTAAAAAGTATCAATATAACCACTCGAACTAATTTATCTATTTATTACGATAGAGGACCTCATACCGGCTCTATTTTTGGGTCTAATAATGGAGGTACTACATGGAGTCAGGTAGCTTCTTGGACCGGATTAAACTGGACACTTGGAGAATCCAAACCTATACAAATTAACTCAAATACGTTATATTCAACGTATCGTCTAGTTGCGTCTGAATTACAAAATACCATGGGAGCTAGTGCATCTCGTTTCAATATAGATCGATGGCAACTTTTCGGCACCCCCGGTCCCACGACCCTCGATAAGGGTTCGCTGACTCTAGGAAGGTCCCTCAATGTTCCCCGCGTTTCGCGGTACGACGTAGACACGGAAACCCCTAGGCCGGAGAAGTTGGTGGTGGATTATGATACCACCGTCAATTCCTCACCCACAGATATCTCGGGGAAGGGGAATCATGGGGCGTTTTATGGAGATGCCCAGTACTCTGCAGCGGATAAGGCGTTTAAATTTGATGGGGTTGGTGCCACTTATATATATAACTCGGGTGCTTCTGGATTCCCAAGTGGAAATGCAATTTATAGTATAGTTGGATGGGTAAATATTAAACCATCCATAAGTGTAACCTCTTCGGTGTTAACTTTTGGGAGTCATTGGGGGACGTCGACTATAGGAACTTTATCTATCAACACATCGTACGGTTTCCAAGGTAGCATTGGTGGTGATCGTGTGGCGAGTCCAGATGGGGTTATCACACCGAATACATGGCACCACATTGCGGCCGTGAAGATAACGTCATCCGGAGTGTGTACCGTTAACACATTTGATTTATATTTAGATGGCGTTTTGATTACAAATAAAACCTACGTTGGTTCTAATCGAACACAAAATATCGGAACCGGTACCAAATACTTAGCAGTTGGTGGTGGATTTACTGGTGTGGCGTCTGACGCGTGTAAGGGGCTTATTTCAAACCCCAAACTCTACTCCGTCGCCCTCGAACCCTCAGAGGTCCGTAAACTCTACAACTTGGGCCGAACCGGGCGGTCCATGGTCATCAGCGACACGGCCGTAGGGATCGGGAAAGTCCCTGAAGCGCAGTTGGATGTTAGGGGGGTTATTAGGGGGGTTTGTCCAGCGATGTTAAGTGTTAAAGCAAACGCATCGATGCTCGCTACCGTCACGGGCTCTAATGCACCTCCTGCGGTATTTGGTGACATAATATTAGATACAGCAGGTGGTTGGAATTCCAATAACAACAGGTACTATGCCAAAGTTCCAGGATATTATTGGGTGTATGCATCAGAATTTGAATTAATAGTTAATAATAGTTATGTGACGGCAGAAATTCAAAAAAATGGTGTCAAACACTCGTTTAACAGTGGTTATGGTAGTTATCCCCGTGTAACTCTTGGAGCACTTGTTCATTTAGATGTAGATGATTATGTTCGTGTTCTTATGGGATCTGACGGCGGTGGTTCGTATGGAATACGAACAAGTGGGAATGCACACAGGTTAGATATAATACACATCGGAATGTAATTTATTTGATAGCATATATAAATGGACGAATTTGCAACAACACATCTTGTCTACGAATTACTACTCAAAATGTTGAATATTGATAACTTACCCGATAAGTGTAATTGGGGAACAACATGGGAATCTATACGTCTTCCAGAGGGCTACGAAAAACCCCCAAAAGAGGCCTTCGAAGCGAAACTTCAAGAGTTGATCGATGCCCAACCCCTCAAGAAACTCCGCCAAGAACGCAACAGGCGCCTCGCCGAGGTGGATTGGGTGTTTTCCACGGATTACCAGATCCACGATGACTCGTACCAACAATGGCTCACGTACCGCAAAGCCTTACGCGACCTTCCTTCAGCGACGGAAGATCCGGAAAATCCCGTTTGGCCGGAACAACCGGCGATACCTTCGGGAATTACGACGAATCTTTCAAAACGTCAGGAACATTTAGTAAACGAAAACATATCCATGAAAGGTAAAATAACGAGACTCGAGCGTAAGACGACGGATCAGGAACTTGAACTCATACAATTAAAAAGACGCCTAAATAAACTCGAACGACCCACTTAAAAAAATGAAGACCCTTATACGTAAGTATGAATGCCATCGACGTATGTGGCCTACTAGGATCTGTCCTCATAGTTATCATGTTTATACCCGAGATCAATCACGTGTATAAATATAAAGATGCGAAAGCTATTAACTATACCTTTTTACACTTAAACTTAACGGCGAGTATTCTATCTCTCGTTTATTCGTTTTATTACGATATTATTCCGATGACTATAACAAACGTTGCGGCGACTCTTTTCTCGCTACTCATGTACTACTTCAAATGGAAATTCGAGCTTAAAGAATTAAACCAAGTAAATGATATACCCGCTCCTATAGTGTAGTTGGTCAACACAGGGGACTTTGAATCCCCTACCCCAGGTTCGAGTCCTGGTGGGAGCTTGATTTATATGCGGGAGACTTGTAAGACTGTTCACCTTAAGAGGCTCCCAGAACAAGCATATAAATCTTTTCCTCTCTTAGCTCAGTCGGTAGAGCAGTGGACTGTAGTTCCAATGGTCACTAGTTCGATTCTAGTAGAGAGGACCCATTCCTCTGTAGCTCAGTTGGTAGAGCGACAGGCTGTTAACCTGTAGGTCGTCGGTTCAAACCCGGCCGGAGGAGACCCACACCTTTTACATACGTGACCCGGATGTAAAAGATGTTTGCTAATTATAGATGACCGATACGAATCACCACGTACTCACAGGAAAGGTTGATATTACCAGTAACCTACTGGTAGGCTCTTCCCACCTATTTGTCGATACCAATAATAATCGTGTAGGACTCGTCACCGCAAACCCTGACGCAGGTTTACACGTAAACAGTAACGCCTACGTAAACACGGATTTACGTGTGGGATCGCAAATTGAAATAAACGCAACAGCTGGGCGTGTGAAAGCGGCTTCGTTTGAAGGTGATGGCTCTTTATTAGAGAATGTACCAGCGGGTGCAGATGGAGCCGCGGCTACGATTGGGGACCCGACCATAACGACCGGACTCGCGGGGACAGAGGCATCCGTGACTAATTCTGGTACGAGTTCTGCTGCCGTTTTTGATTTTGTTATTCCGAGGGGTGAACAGGGTACTCCGGGTACTAGTGGTACTAATGGTACTAATGGTACTAATGGTACTAATGGTAATGATGGAGCCGCGGCTACGATAGCCGTCGGAACGACGACACCTGGACCGGTGGGAACAACAACCGCATCCGTGACTAATTCGGGTACGACTTCCGCTGCCGTTTTTGATTTTGTTATTCCGAGGGGTGAACAGGGTACTGCGGGTACTAATGGAACCAACTATTTCGAATTAAGTGGATCAAATATTTATAGGACTACGGGAAATGTGGGAATTGGGACAAGTGGTCCGAACAATCCACTAGATGTTCAATTTACAGGAGATACAGGTATACGAGCTAAAAACACCGGAACATCCACGGGCGATCATGCGAGTGTGTATATAGATGCCGGAAGCGGATACGGGTATCTAAGATTTCAACATTCGGGAACTGATAAATTTTGGATTCAATCTACGCCGACGGGTGATTTAGCGTTTAGACCCAGTGGTGGAGGACACGTCATGGATATTTCTAATAATGGGTACGTAGGTATCGGGGATAGTGACCCCGATTCAATATTACATGTGCAGAGTGACGCCCAAACAAGTACTGGTGGTCCTATAAAAAAGACTGCGGCTACGGCATCTACGTCCCAGTACAATTATATTTTAAACGGACCGCGACCCGGGACAACGAGTGGTGGCGCTGTACACTTCATTAACGGGTCAGGTAGATCAACTGACGGAGGTACGAGTACATACACGATGCGTAACGACAGTGGAAATACACGTGTCGGAAATTCTTCGTATAGCACATTAATCGCAGGTGCCCATTCTTACCCAGACCGACCGTTCGCGATGGTAGGTAAAAATAATGGTCGGGTATACAGTGGAAACTACGTCATTTTTAATGCCCAAGCATACAACGATCAAAGTATATATAACAGTAGTAACGGTCGGTTTACGGCACCGAAGGCAGGTTATTATATGTTTTCAGCTACACTGTTAGCAGGAGATAGAGATCCAGCCACAAACACACGTTGGTATTTAAACGGGAGTGTGGTTAATTGGGCTGGTGCACACTTTAACGTTGGTTCGGGGATTAATGTGAATACAACCAACTGCCGTTTCGGTCTTAGTTGCCAGATGATTCATTGGATGAATGTTGGGAACTACATGAATTTGAGGATTGTAGCTAATTCTATATACGGCTCATCGACGATCCACTCGACCGTGACGTGTATGTATATGGGTGGAAAATAGGTACGATATTTTTTTATTATTAATTCATATGACGTGTGAAGCGACGCATACCATACACGAGAATGGAACATCCCTTTTACGTGTACAACTTGACAACTATCATTCAAAATGTTTACATAGCTTAGCAAACCCCCCAGAAGATTGGGTTGAAAATATCATTTCCAGTAGGTGTCAGCCTTTATGTTGTCGTTTATGGGAATGTCACATCAAAGAATGTTGCAAACATGATAACATGGAGAAAAAAACGTCTAAGGCGATGCTGATCCTAGGGTATGAACCCGACCCGGAACTCATTTTTGAACCAGTGGGAAAATGTGTGGATAATGAAGATGGTTCGTGTGTAATCGAAGTTGAAATAGATGGGATGTATACAAAAAAAATACAGGAATTACTACCGGATCTTTCTCAAGAAGTTAAATCTATGATATGCGATAACGTGGATTTAGAAGCTGAAGCTATCTTGGATAAAGTCGCGAGCAGGGGTGAACATATCAACAAATCAAAACGAGAAATCGTGTTAGAGTATCAGCGTGAAGAGATTACCGAATCCGAATTTGAAGATACACCCTTTGTAGATCAGACTGCCGAAGCTCTCCAATCCGAAAAGAATAAAGTCGCGACGATGGAACTGTTAGTCGCATCCCTCGTCAAACGTGTCGGGGATATCGAAAATCTAGTGATTTAAAGAAAAAGCGCTTTCATAAAGTACAAAATGTCTTGCATCGCCACTCTCAGGCCCGCCATTACCACCCCCATTCAATCCAAGAACAGGGTCAAGTCCCGCAATGTTCGCACCGTAGTGCGGGCGACTAAGGAGGGGTCTCGTTTCGTAAAGATCGACCGCCCTAACGATTTTCTAGCGGTTGCAGAGCGTGTTAACGGTCGCGCCGCTATGATCGGATTCACCTCCGCGGTGGTCGATGAAGTCATGACTGGTAACCCTATCAGCGCACAGTTCCATGATAACATCGGACTCTCCATCGCCGTCGCATCCTTGGTTTTCCTCGGCACCGCCGCTAACCCGGAGGATGAGGGATACGTTCAGGGACCTTGGAAGCCTGAGACCGAGCTCGTCAACGGTCGACTCGCGATGATCGGAATTCTTTCACTCATTCTCACAGAATCTATTCATCCACAGGTCCCATTGTTTTGAGCTTAAAAATAAAAACTTAGTATAATATAAAATGTCAGGTGGAATTGCCCAACTCGTCGCCATTGGTGCCCAAGATGCCCATATCGTAGGGAAACCCGAGGTATCATTTTTTAGGTCTAACTATAAACGTCATACAAACTTCGCCCAAACTGTTGAGAAGCAGGTTATCCAGGGCAACCCCACCGCGAATGGTATGTCCACCGTTCGTTTCGAGCGCAAGGGTGATCTCGTAGGCTACGTCTACATAACTAACCGCGTCGCTGGTACTACACTTACCCGTGCGAACTGGCAAAAGCAGATCGCTAAGGTTGATTTATTAGTGGGAGGTCAGGTTATTGATACTCAAACCTCTGAATTTTCCCAAGAAATCGCTCCAGTCATGCTCGCGCAGACATATTCTAAGTCTCTCGCCGCTGCCGGTGGAGATGACTCGCGATTTTACCCTCTTCGTTTCAGCTTTTGCGAGAACGCACAATCTGCCCTTCCTTTAGTTGCTTTACAATATCATGATGTAGAGCTTCGAATTACTTGGGGTGTTGGTGGTTCTAGCGCTGATGCGATCGCTTCTGATTATGAAGTTCACACGCAGTTCATGTACCTCGACACTGACGAGCGTACCACTCTCGCGAACACACCCCAGAACATGCTCATAACCCAAACTCAAAAGATGGTCCAATCCGGCAGTCCCACCCAGGAACTTTCATTCAATCACCCCGTTAAGTTTTTAGCGACTTACAGGTCTGGTGGTGTAGGTGTGGCTGGTGGTAACGTTAAGCTTCAGATCAACGGTACCGATGTCGGTGATGCTAAGCATAGCGTAAACTACACTTCGACCGCACTCTACCATCATACCCCCTTCTCTACATTGAATTCCAGTGTCCAAACGCATCTCCTCTACCCCTTCTGCTTAGATACCAGCAAGCTCCAGCCCACGGGCAGTTTAAATTTCAGTCGTATTGATAGCGCTCGTCTTCTCTCTGATGCTGGTAATTTCAACACTGATATATATGCGGTGAATTATAACATATTACGTGTGGAAAATGGTATGGCCGGCTTGTTATATAGTAATTAAATCCTAATTAATAGTAAATGTTAGTCTTTTTATTTTTATTGGCTTTCGTTTTTATGATCACCTACGATCCTAAATCTGGAACTCTTAATCAATACATTCCCACACAGAACGCTCCGTGTAAAGATGGACACTATAATGAAATTCAATTCGCTCAGCATGGATACGAGTGCCCCAGGAACGATAAAGTAGCTATGGGCGCGATTGTTAGTGCTTAAAAAAAAGAATACTTAAAATACCATAATGTTTGCTTTTGATCGTGAAACCGCAACCATCGCCGCCGCAGTATTATGTTTAGTTGCGACCCTCTACATCTACAATGAATTCAAAAAGAATAGGCAAGATATGGAGGAGTTTAAGAACACCGTCAACGAGAAGCAGCGCCCCGTCATCGTGGAGCGCCCCTCCCGTATCCAACTCGTCAAGGCTCCCGTAGAAAAGCCGTCTCCCATCGGTAAGGAGGAACCCGTGAAAATCCCTGTTGAGGAATCGAGCGAATAAACTTATCAGGGGATTATAGAGTGCTATGAGCAATGAAGAAACATAAAGCCATCGCCATACCAGTGTCATTTCATGATGGGACTGCGAGATTCCTAACAGTGAGAGATAAAAGATTTAAAGAGTGGATATTCGTCACCGGAGGGTGTAGACGAAGAGAGATATTTAACCCGTTACGTACAGCTTTACGGGAACTAGAAGAAGAAACAAGAGGAGTCGTATCTTTAAAAAAGTGTGATTATACGCATTATTCATTTACGGTTAAAGAAAGTCCAACCGTAGATTTAGAATATAACGTATTCATATTTTTTGTAAATTATTCCAGGACCGATCAACAAGAATTAATACGACGTTTTAACGAAGAAAAGCATAAGATGCATACAAAAAAGATTAATATGAAACGTACATACGATGAAAATGATTTCATGAGTTTTGACACTTTACAAGAATTCAATGGGAGACGTAGATGGGATAGGATAGTCAAAAATGTCGTACGTAATCCAGAGTTCTATACGTGCGTGTCTTCTCTCAATAGAAAATCGTTTGCTATTAAATAATGAAGTCTAAGAACTACATTCTTAAGCAAATCAAAGATATACTCATAGATCATAAATCGTATATGGAAGATAAAGCTGAGAAATATATTGAAGAAATTAAAACTAAAACTGTATACGAACTTTTAGTTTTAAAGAAACAACTCGTGACCGAAGATGAAGAATTTATAGATGTTTCGTATCGTCGATCGATTTGGCACGAAGAAGAACATTAAAAAATTAAGTACAATATAACGTAAGTATGTTTAAGTCGTGGTGTAGACGACAAGGATTTTGCAATGGATCCAATCTATCACACGTGCTCATGGATGGTGGAATACTATCCGTCCCGTTTGATAAATTGAATGAATTTTATGACATGTACATCAAAGCTGTACAAAGTGGTGAAAAGATATACGTCGTCGAACAAAAGACGGATACGTATAATTTTTTCGTAGATTTAGACTATAAAAGTGA